AGCTGCGGGGGCGCTTTATGGCTAGTTTTCAGTATTCAGAGAGCGCCTTGCCGGAGCTGATACGTCAGCTCGAGGACAACGGCCTTTACGAAAAGGAGAACACCAAGAAGATCCTCTACGCCGGCGCCGAGATATTTGTGAAAGAGGCCCGGAGCGCCCTGGTGCGCGCCGGGCACGTTGATACCGGAGCCATGCGCGACAGCATTACCTACTACAGAAAGGTTGACACAAAGGACGGAGTCCACAGCGTGTCCATGTCCATTAAGGGCAGGGACGAGAAGGGTGTAAAGAATGCGGTCAAAGGCTTTGTGCTGAACTATGGCCGCCAAAAGGCCTACGGCTATATCCCCGGCTCGCACTTCTGGAATGCCGCCATTATGTACGCAACCCCTAAGATGATCCGCGCCTGTGAGGACGCGGCAAACACGATATTGCACGAGAAAGGACTGATATAATGCCCGCGTTTGACCTGAGATATATCAAAATCGGCAAGTACAAAAATACAAGCGGGACTATCTCATACTCAGACGTCACCACCATCGGTGACGCCATGGATGTGAACCTGCAGTTCAAATATGCCGAGGGACGCCTTTATGCTGAGGGCGTGCTCTCTGAATTTATGAAGCTCATCACCGGCGGTACTATGAGCGTCGCGACCAAATACATACCAGCTGAAGCCCAGAAAATGATGTTCGGAGCAAAGGATTCTTCGATAACCGTTTCCGGTCTCGAGCCGGCCGCGAAAGGGCTTGCCTACACAGGCGCAGACGAGCCTTCCGCTGTAGGCTGCGCGTTCTTTGCTCCCGACATGATCGACGGCGAGCTCAAATACACCTGTGTGTTTGTGCGGCGCATCATATTCGGCCTTCCGGCTATGGTATACAAGACAAAGGGCGACAGCCTTACATTCCAGACGCCCACGACGACTGGCGAGTTCATGGCAGACCACTCCTCCACGCAAAACCTGGTCGACGTAGTGACCGTTGATACTGTCGAGAACGCCAAGAAGTGGGTCGATGGGGCACTCGGAGGGTCCCAGGCATGATAGATATGCGCCTTGAGCGTGTGCCGTTTGAATTTGACGGGCACACCTTTCAGCTTTGCTGCAACATGAACGTCCTGGCCGATGTCCAGGAGGCCTTTGACGGAAAAATCAGTGAGGCACTGTCGGGCAAGCTCAGCGTCCGGTCGCTTATGGAATTCCTCGCGGCCATGCTCAATGATTCCGCTGATGAGCAGGGGATAGAGGTTCGCTATACCTCTCGCCAGGTGGGGCGCATGCTCGCACCCGCACGGATGAACGAGGTCAAGGCGATTGTCATGCGGCTGGTGGGAAAAGCCATGTCTGCCGACACAGAGCTCTCCACAGAGGAGGACGACCAAAAAAACTGACTGACCAGGCGGAGCCGGAGTCGCGCAGTATCGACTTCGCCTGGTACCTGTATGCCTGGATGAGCGTTCTGCGGCTCGACGAGAGGTCCTTTTGGCGCACCGCAACACCTGCGCGCGTTGCGGCTCTGCTGCAGGCTGCCGCGCCCCGGAGGACACTGCATCGCGATGACAAGCCGCAGAAGTCGCTGTCAGCCTATTTATTCGGAGGAGGTGGTTAAGCGTGGCCACGCAGCCCATCAAGACCAGATTCGAACTCGACGGAGAGAAAGAATATAAGGCGGCGGTATCCGAGATAAACGCCTCGCTCAGGGTGCTCAACTCTGAGATGAAACTGGTCTCTGAACAGTTTAAAAATAATGATAAGAGCGTCGAGGCGCTTACTGCTAGCAGCGATGTCCTTTCCAGACAGATACTTACGCAGAAAGAAAAAATTGAAGCTTTGCAGGCTGCGCTAAAGAACAGCGCAGAGCGTTATGGAGAGGCAGATGCCCGTACAAAACGCTGGCAGACCTCACTCAATAACGCACAGGCGGAGCTCGTGAAGATGGAACGCGAGCTGAAGGCAAATTCTGACGCAATGGAAAAAAACAATGAGGATCTCGCCGACTTAGACGAGGGGTTTGACGATA